TAAAATTAGAGATTTATATGTAAGTGATAATTCTATACACATTGGTGATACTGGAACGATAGGTATAACTGCTGACGTAATGACTGTGGCTGGAGCCACTGGTGGTTTTAAAGCTGTAGCATTTACTGGTAATAGTGGAGTGGCAATTGATGAGTTTAGTACAGATGGTACTATGGCTGACAATAGTGATACAGCAGTTCCAACAGAAAAAGCAGTTAAGACATACGTTGATTTAGGAACTAATCCAACAGGTTCTATTATAGCATTTGCAGGTATCACTGCTCCTACAGGTTGGCTTCTTTGTTATGGACAAGCTGTTCTAAGAACAACATACGCAGGCTTATTTACAGTACTAGCAGAAGTATACGGAGTTGGTGACGGATCAACAACTTTTAATATACCAGATTTACGTGGTCGTACTATTGCTGGACAAGACGACATGGGTAGCGTATCAGCTGACAGACTAACAGGCGCTGGCGGAATAGGCGGCATTGATGGTGATGTACTAGGGTCAAGTGGTGGTGCTGAAACGGTAACACTTACTGAATCACAAATACCTGCTCATGAGCATAGTTACAACTACTCACCAGATACAGGTGACACAAATAATACAACTGGTATTGATGTTTCTGGAGGATCAAGTGCGGCAACTACAGGAACAACAGGTGGCGGTGCGGCCCACGTTAACATCCAACCAACATTGATTTTAAATTATATTATTAAAACTTAATGAACTATAACAGAGTTCTTATCCATTCTTAGGTATGGACAAGTATGGCAATGCCATCCTTTAGATGATACTATATAAAGTATTGGACTGCGAACTTCGTTAATATGACAAGTAGAAAATGTCATGGTGCCTTCTTGTTCTAGAGGTTCATCTTCAGCTCTACAAGATGGCAATTCTAATACGTTGATTAAGGGAAATGCCCAAACAACATCTAATTTTCCATCATGATCTGTATCCATATACGTTGTAATAGTTTCAGGTATATCTGACCAAGACCAAAATGACATGCTTCGAAAGAAGTCTGTTTTACTTGTAAATTTATTTGTTGGGTCAATTTCTTCTGCAAAAACAGAAGGCGAAAAGACTAGACAAATTAATATTAAAAATATCTTTTTCATACTACTGTCCTTTGCGTTTCTTATGTAGAATTTCTAATTCTTCGATGTGTAACTTTTGCACTCTTGAAATATCTGTCTTGATATCAATTAGATTTTGGTGCATGTCTGAAAAGCGGTCGTAACTTTCATTAAAAAATTTATTTTGATTTCTAATAGCGTCAACTACCCACCACCACCAAATAAATGCAATAGTTCCGAATGTCAATGCTATTGAAGCCTTTAAGAATTGAACAAACGTATCAAGCTCAAAATGTAAGCCTAATAATATTCCTAGTAATGCTGTTAAGGGTAGTACTCGTCCAATCCACACGAATGATTCTAAAAAGTGAGTCTGGTATTGCTTCATGGTGTTATGCTCCTATAACACCAAATGGTTTCCAAATCCCCGGCGTTCCGCTTCGAATACTAACCCAGCCAACATACCCAGTTGGTTGTGGTTCCGAGTTCCAAACAATATCGCCTTTAGCGTAGATTCCGTTTACCGGTGCTTCTCTTCCTACTTCGAATTTTTTATTTTCAAACTTAACAGGACCGGCTGTACTGAAACATACATCAGGATTATTAACACCAACCCCTAATTTTCCAGTGATCGTTGTAACACTCTCACTATCGGATCCTATATTAATCCGGTTACTTGCTTTAAGTTCTATTCGGCATTGATTATCAGTGATTAATTTCATATCACTGGTAGTATATGTTCCTACATTAACGGCATCATATTCTGGATCAATAATAAATTCAACTTCATTACCAGCAACACTTAATTGTCCATTACTAGCATCAGTGCCTATGCCAAGGCGCATTTGATCCCCGTCATAAAAGATAAATTGATCTATTACTAAATTGCCGTCTGTTCTTAAATTACGTAATGTTCCTACAGTTGTTAAACTCGATGTCGTTACATCTGGGCCAAGTTCAGTATTACCTAATACTTTAACATTGCCTATACGATACTCGGAATCTTCGTGTAAATCAAAAGATTCACTTGACCAAATACGATCAGGATTTGCAGACATTATTAATTGCTTAGTATGTCCTGATCCTGTCCACATTAGTCCTTTGCCATAAGGCCCGTCTGCTTCTGTACACTCAAATATTAAAGGTGTTGTTCGTTCGTTTCTAACATCTGCGTTTAGCTCATCTACATTTAACTTAGAAGCAGTAATAGTACCACCCACAGTAAGATTAGATTCTACCTTAACATCACCAAGCAGTTCTTGGACTGTAAGATTATCTGTAAGTACGCCATCATTAGTTACAACAAGGATTTGCTTGGTTGCTTTATCGCGGATTCCTAAACTTGAAAAATCTGCAATTTTGCCACCGTGTATCTTATTACCACTTAAACTTCTATCTGCAATTTCAGGTGCTGGAAGTTGTCTGTGAGCAATAGTATCAATAGCTTCACCTAATTGTAAAAGTCCATTTTTTACTGCTAAAATTTCAGTATCATTTATGTCATGTATGCTCATGCTAGTATTTATCTTACTGCCTTAAGAATAATAGTATCGGTATTAATCCGTCCATTAAGTTTAATGTCAACTGCATTGATATCTTCGAGGAAAGTACGTAGTTTAATCTTACCAGCGTCCTTAAATTCCTTAAGTTTTTCCCCTGGCTTTCTAAGGGTCTTTTGTACTGATTCTTCTTTAAAGCCTATAATTGTTGTACCTTTAATACTCAATCCTGTACCTTCACGTTCTTGTCCCTGTGGATCAACACTACTAGCTAGATATCTTCCTAATTTGCGTGTTTTAACATTAAAGATCCACAGTTCTTCACATCCTATAATATCTATCGGGTTAATACTTGCTATTTGGAACTTATCATCTTTAATTGCATATTTTAGTTTATTAACTAGTTTTTCTTTACTCTTTGGTGCTCTTTTTCGTGTTTTACGAGTAGCTTTGCTTTGTGCAATAATAAGATCTAATGCTCCTTTAAAGTTTGAAAGTCCTTCTAGCTTTAGTTTTAAATCTTTCTTATCATAACACGAATATGCTTCTTTAAGTTGTTCTGCCCAATCTTGATCTTTTTCGCTTAATTTCGAAAATTCTTTTTTAGAAAGCGGAGTTAGTAATTCTTCTAATTCAGAAAGCTCAGCGGCATAAAATTCTGATATTTTTCTAGCATGAGCTTGTGTTACTTTTAGTTCTACAAAGTGCTTAGAAAAATTAAATCCGTTTGGCTCAAATTTATGTGGGGTTACACTCCATCCATCTAACCACTCATCAATCGGTTCCATCATCTTATAGGCTTGTATTCTAATACGATCTTGAATAGACAATACTGGTCCTCCTACTAATTTTACTGAGGCGTCTTTCTTTTCTTGAACAATCGCTTCACCAATTGGAATTAATTCATCTAGTTGCTTATAGATCCAGGATGTTGACGATCTAACTTCACCCATTAATCCAGGCATACTATCTCTAAATTCTTGTTCTTTAGGATGCACATCTGGCATACCGGCCATTAGTTGCCTACATAACCCACCAGTAGCACTAGTAAATTTATAGTCAGGGCATTTACCAATAGCTTCAACATTATCTTTATACTTCTCGTGATTCTTACAATATTCTAGAATCCAAAGTTTAAAATCAGAACTTTTATGTTCTAAGCGATAATGATCCAACGCCTTACTTCTTGCATAATGAAAATCTTTAGCAGACATTTCTAATCCATTTGAAAGATCAGGCTCATGGCTTTTGTTACTTGTTCGTCGAACGACCTTTTTCTTTTTCTTGCTTCCTCGCAAGTTAATCGTTTTCCCCATCTCAATATTTCTCCTTAAAGAATAACCGTTGCATTAGCTATTATATAGCAAGGAAATTAAAAGTCAAGTAAAAGTGAATTTAATTTTAGATTTTTTCGCCGGATTCAAAGCCTCTAAAGCACTTAAATCTTGGAAAACGTAAGCTATAAGTTTCTGAATCTTGTGATTTAGTACGAGCATCTGCTCTAATTTCTACTAAAGAATCAATGATGTTAGTACGGTCAGCCCAGAAGCTAGTACGTTGATCGTCAGTGAAACCGCTTCCACAGTTAAGGTGATAATTGTATCCATCGTCTTCTCCTTCTACTATTACGGCACCTAATTTACCCGTATTACGTCCAGTGCCTTCTTCAACGTCTACGACTTTTAGTGTAATTTCAATAAATGGTTTTGCTTTAAGCCAAGCATGTGTACGTTTGCATTCGTAGGGTGCATCAATATCTTTGATCATAACTCCTTCGTATCCACCGTCTACAGCCGCTTTATTCAGCTCTACAAAGCGACTATTGCCTTCAGTAGTACTCAGGTCTACATCTTCCCACTCACACGCTGTAACGTGCTGTAAGACGCTTGTATGTTGGGCTACCCAAGCCTTCACCATTTGGCTCCTAATACTTTGGGATTTGTCCCATCCACCAGCAAGGAAGTCTTGTAATGGAATAAAATCAAACAAGTGTAATACTGCGTCAGTTGCTCTCTTACCATCTTTACGATGTATCTGTTTCATTAGATCCTGAAAGTCTGCACTCATTACCTCACCGTCCAATACCAAATCATATGGAGCAGGACTAGTTTTTAGTACTTCTTCAATTTCTTTAATAATATGATCAAAGTTATGAAACTGTTTTCCGTTACGGCTAAACAATTCTACTTTACCATTTTTACAAACTGCCAGTACACGAACACCATCAAGTTTAACTTCGATTTGTTTCATGCCAATCATTTTCTTTGGATGATTAGCTGAATCATGTGCTAGACTACAAGTAAAAACTGGAATCGCATATTGCGGAAACTCTTTAGCTACTTTGTTAACAGTCTTTTCACTCATACCACAACGTAAGTCTTTAATTAATATACGTCTATAAAAGCCATTCCATTGTTCAGCAGTAGCAAGACTCATTACAAGTTCAATAGCATCACGTGCCGCATGGCCTGTAAGTTGTCTTGCAATTAGCTTGTCTGCTAGATCTTTAAATACTGGCCAAGCACATCCTTGTGCTGATAATACTTCGTTTTCGGTTTTTTGAGGAACTTTCTTAACGCCAAATGTAACGAGTGGATCAAGTGCCATACGCACTCCTTCAAAGAACTCATCTAGTCCTTCTTCCATCGCCGCCTTAAGGATTGCTTGTTTTGCGAGTTTACTATTGTCAGCTTCTAAACGTTCAATAACTTCTTGTGGTTGTGTTCTCATGTATTTGCCTCTCTATTGCCTAATTGTTATATACATTATACAATCGTTATCTACGGAAGTCAACCTCTTTTTTTGGTGTACCTGAGAGGACTCGAACCTCCTGCCTCCCGGTCCGCAACCGAGTGTTCTATCCAGATGAACTACAGGTACAAGTAAACTGTATACTCTTTTTTGGAGTTTGTCAAGTTAAAAAGGACATCTAATATTTGCTTGAGGTACTGCATTTTGAAAAAGGTCTGATTTTGAATTCCCATGGAGTTCTACAACTGTTTGAAACTTGCAGGTTTTAACATATTCGGTTGTATTAGTGCAAGAACTTAATACAAGAATTCCTAATAGTAAGGTAACTATTTTCATAACTAACTATTTACTCCAAAAAAAATGGACGACCCGAAAGCCGTCCATTTTATCCAACTAAGCTAAAATTTACTTACTTGTTGCTGTAGCAAGTGCTTTGTAACCTGCGGCTACAACTGCTCTACTAGGGTTACCAAGACGGTACTTCTTAATACCGTTCTTTTTAGTATTAAGATAAACAGCATGACCTGAAAACCTTAAAGACTGGATAACAGCCTGTGGATTGCCTGCTTTAAATTTACTGGCGATCTGTTTGCTAGTTAGTTCTGAACCGTTTTTGAGTGCGGTCAACACGCTGTCTTGAATTGTTTGCTTCATTTAATGAGCCTCCTTATATGTAGTACAATATTGTACTGTTCAAGTTTTATTATTATACTATCTTTAAATAAAGAAGTCAACCTTTAGTTAACCAATTATATAAAATCGGGTCCATGTACCCAGCCTACTAAAGACTTTCGTGTGCCTTTTGTGACCGGATGTACCTGATGAGGGATCCAAGACGGAAAAAATAATGCTTCGCCTTTATCCAATCTACATTTAAAGTTATCACCACCTGTCCAAATTTCAAGTTCACCATCTTCGTATTCACTAGGATCATTTAAGCCAATTGAAAAAGATATCTTTCGTCCGAAGCCGTTGAATCCTTTAAGTGATGCGTCCGTATGGCATCTATAGTGGCCTGTTGGTGGATATACACTATATTGGAGAGTTTCAATATATGCAATATTAAATTTAAAATAGGTATTATTTACATAATGAATTACTTCTGTTAGCTTATTGTATACTTCTCCGTTTGTTCTAGTATCAATCCAAGCTATTTCTGTTATTCTATGCTGGTCTAGTGAATCCTGTGGCTCATCAACTTCTAATACCACTTTACCTTGTTGTAAAAGGTGTTCGCTTTCTACAAAATGATCTAACTGTGTAATTAAATCATCTGTTAAGGCGTCTTTGACACCGTAAAAGAATGGTCGATTACTTGCGGTAGAGTCTATCCAAAATCCTGCTCCTGGTCCATTGTTCATTTTTGCATGTGTCCTATTGCTTGGAAATAACTCCTAGTTATTACATCGCTAAATGATGAGCATTGCTTACCTAGTTTTAATTCTATATCTAGTTGTGTTGAATAATCAAGATCGGAAGTATTTTTTAAACTTTGTTTTCGAAACGGATTTAAAAAATATATTATACCTTCTTGTAGATTAACTGCATCAAAGCCGTCAACTTCTAACACACACTTTTTAGTGTTTGGCATTACTAGTGTCATTAGAATTTTTATTATGTCTGTTTCAAGATTCTCAAATTTTAAATCTTTACTAGGCTCGTGTAACACCGTAGTAGTGTTTGGTGGGATACGTGTGTACCGTGCCCGATTAATAGTATCAGATGGAATTTCTGTATTTAAATAAGCTGACATCTGTGGTGCTGGAAAGTCATCCCAAGGTTTCCATCCTTCTTCATCTTTAGCAATATATTCTGAAATTCCTTGATTATCTTTATAGAGGTCTGGAATCTCCAAATGCAGTCTTTCTGTTTCAATCCGTCCTTGATGATGCCAAGGTAATGGAACAAAACTTCGAGACTTAATAGAAATTAGATTAAATTTTAACCAGCCAATAGTACCAGCCCTCATTTCGTTTAATACCCAATTAAAAACAGCTTGTCCATCAGTTTCGTCTATTGAGCCATCACGTGGCATTTCAGGTAATTTATTTGTCACTTCCATTGGAATTTCCATACTATTTTATACTTCCTTATTTTGGAGCCCCCGGACAGGATCGAACTGCCGTCTAGGACTTACAAAGACCTTGCTAAACCACTCAGCTACAGGGGCATAATTTACATTAAAACTATCCAGGACCACACTCGCCTTTTAAATGATTTACTCTTTCCTGTAGAAAACTGATGCAAGTATGAATATGACCAGTATCATGTTCTCGGATTAGAGTTTTGTAATAAGCAATTTCTCTCTCTAATACATTAATAGTGATAAATTCGCCTGGAAAATCTTTATGTTTCTTCTGTTTTATTTTCGTTATCTTTGTCGTTATCATCGTCATCATTTATACTTATTTCGTCTTCATCAGCACCAGACATTTTTCTGAACAAGTCATCCAAATCAAAATCTGGATCTTGTACCATTGTTAATGCATGATTCGGACCTTTGGCTAGTTTGTTTCTAATCATATATCGTAACACAAAAACTAGTTCGTACTTGTCAATCGGGTGATTTTTAAGTACAACGTCAATTCCAGCTTCATACATCAGTTTCAACCCAATGAACATTTAATTTACACTTTTCCAAAAATTCAACTCCTTCTTTGTCTCTGTATTTGTGTTTATAGTATATTGTAGTAATCCCGCTTTGATAAATTAATTTAGCACATTCTAAGCAAGGACTATGTGTTACAA